GAATTAGGTGATGGTTATATACATTTCTATCCAACAATCACCACCGATTACTTTCAAGAGTTAACAGCAGAAAGACAAGTGTTGAGATATAAACATGGATACCAAGAACGAGTTTGGGTAAAAAAAAGCAATGCTAGGAACGAGGCTTTAGATGAAATGGTGTATGCCTACGCTGCATTTTGCAGATTTAAACAAAGATATGATCGAAGAACAATTTGGGATCAATTAGAAAAGAAGCGTAATCCTCCAGAGCCTAAGCAGGAGGTTCCGCTAAGATCAGGGAGACAAAAAGCAGCTAAAAAGCGTAGTTTTGTCGCTAATTGGTGATTAATCATGCCTATTCCTTCTAAAGTTCGTGCTGGAGACATACTCCAATGGCGAGATTCGGAAACAGAAGATGTATTTGGTAACTCTATTACCAGTACTGATTGGAGTGTTACTTATTATTTAAGGACAAATACTGCTGCTGAAGGTGCAACTGTTACTAGCACAGCGTATTTATCGGGTTGGCAATTTTCGGTTGCATCGACTGTTACAGCTAATTTTGATGCTGGAATTTGGTATTTTCAGGCAGTTGCAGACAAATCTGGGCAAGAAAAGCAAACAATATTGAGTGGGCAGTTTGAAGTTTTACCTTCTCTTGTTTATACAGGTACGGCTGCTGCTTATGACGGTAGAAGTCAAGTTAAAAAAGATTTAGATACAGTACAAACTGCAATTAGGACGGTAGCAAGTGGTGGTGGAGTAAAAGAATATAAGATTGGAACAAGAAGTGCTAAAAAATATGATTTAGCAGATTTACTTCAGCTTGAAGCTACTTTAAAAGCTGAATTAGCTAGAGAGGAAGCATCTGAAAAGATAGCCAATGGCCTTGGCAATCCTCGTCAATTGTTTGTCCGTTTTTAACTGAGGAAACCAATGGGATTAGTCAACGCATGGAAAGGTCTTTGGTCTTCAGGGGATGGCTTTGCTCAATCTGCTGTTTCAGACATTGTTAGACCAAGGAGGCAAATTAGAGCTTATCAAGGTGCAGTATCAGATCGACTGACTGCTAACTGGATGAGTAGTCAGTTAAGTGCTGATGCTGAGATAAGGGGAAGTCTTAGGAAGTTAAGAGATAGAAGTAGGGAGATGGTTAGGAATAATCCTTATGCCAAGCAAGCAAAAAGAACGACACAGATAAATGTTGTCGGGACTGGAATGAAGTTTCAGTCTTTAGTTACACAAGTAAGAGGTAATAAAAGAGATCAACGAGTTAATAAAGCGATTGAAGAAGCATGGGCTGATTGGTGTAGACCAGAAAATTGTGATACAGCAGGCCGATATAGTTTTCATCAATTTGAATGGTTAGCTACAGGAGCATTACCTGAATCTGGTGAGGCAATATTTAGGATTGTTCGCAAGCCATTTGGAAGTAGTGGTGTTCCTTTAGCTCTTCAATTAATTGAAGCTGATTTATTAGATGAGGAATATAACGGCAAAGTAACTTCAAAAAATAATGAGTGGAGAAATGGTGTTGAAGTAGATGAGTGGGGTAAAGCAAAAAGATATGCGATTTTGACGAGACATCCAGGTGATGCTTACTACTTGAACGCACCTAATGCAGGAAAGGATCATGTGTTCTTACCAGCAGAAGATGTAATTCATTTGTTTATGCCTGAACGACCAGGACAAAACAGAGGTGTGCCTTGGTTCCATAGCGTGATGGCTGATGCCCACCAATTGCAGGGCTACGAGGAAGCCGCAGTAATTCGAGCCAGGGCAGCCGCCTCCATAATGGGATTTATTCAAAATAATGAAGGAGAGTTGATTGGCGATGATGTAGATACTGGTCAACGAGTTAATGATTTTCAGCCAGGTCAATGGAATTACCTAATGCCAGGTGAATCTGTTCATGTACCAGATATTGATTATCCAAGTCAGCAATATGAAATGTTTGTCAAGAATAAAATTCGTAGATTTGCTACTGGATTTGGATGTTCTTTTGAAACGATCAGTAAAGATTTTAGTGAGACTAATTATTCAAGTTCAAGATTGTCGTTGCTAGAAGATAGAGAGCATTGGAGATTTGTTCAGCGTTATTTAATAGATAATTTCCATTATCGAGTGTTTAAAGAATGGCTTTCATTAGCTGTATTAAGTGGTCAACTTGATTTTGCTGATTATTCAGCAAGGCCACTTAGATATTGCAAGCCAAGATGGACACCACCTGCACAACATTTTGTTGATCCTTTAAAAGAGGTAAAAGCTTATAGAGAAGCAGAGCAGGCTGGCTATATGACCAAATCACAAGTCATAGCAGCAACAAATGGTGGTGATTATGATGATATAGCTGCTGAATTAGCGAGAGAACAAGAGATTGCAAAGAATTTAGATATAACATTAGATAAGGACTTACAATTTGAACCAGTTCAACAAGAGCTTGAGCTTGATGTCGGTCAAGTTGAAGAGAAACCAAAACCAACACGCAAAAGGAGGCGTTCTAAATGACAGACGAAGTAAGAGCAGAAGCTGACGAATTAAAAGTTGGCGATTTTGTTTCGTGGAACGCTTCTGGCAATCGAGCCGAAGGTAAAATTACTAAAGTTGTTAGAGATGGTCGTATAAATGTTCCTGGTAGTAGTTTTGAAATTGTGGGAACAAAAGATAACCCTGCTGCGTTAATTAAGATTTATAGGGATAATAAAGAAACTGATGACATTTTTGCTGGTCATCGTTTTAGTGCATTAACTAAAATCAAGCCCATTCGCTCTCTTGAAAACATGGAACAAGAAACATCTATTGAAAGGAGAGATCCTTTAGAAAAATATCAAAGAACAGAGCTTACAGAATTTAGAAGTGTTGGAAAAGGTCGTACTTTTGAATTTCCTTTTAGTTCTGAATATCCAGTAGAGAGATATTTTGGTAAAGAAGTGTTAAAGCATGATGACAATTCTATTGACTTTAGTCGTCTTAATTCTGGTGCTGCTCCACTTCTTTGGAACCATGATCCAGACAGACATATAGGAATAGTCGAGAGGGCATATATCGACAAAGACAAGAAGAGAGCTTATGCAAAAGTGCGTTTTTCACGCAATAAATTTGCTTCTGAAGTCTTAGAAGACGTTAAAGATGGAATTTTACGTGGAATATCGTTTGGTTATCAAATAAAGAATATTGAAGAAAAAGATGGAGAGTTCGTGGCAGATGACTGGATGGTGCATGAAATCAGCGTAACCCCCATCCCAGCAGACCCTACGGTTGGCATAGGACGGTCACTAATCTCACCTTCTGAGGAGGTGACTGAAACCTCACAACCTAATACTATTAGTATTGAAAACAAATCTCCTGAAGAGGAGATAAGTTCTGCGGCACGTTCCGCATCACCCTCGGTTCCATCTATGGAAGAAAAATCACAAGAAACTGTGGTGGATACGGCTCCTGCCGTGGAAGCTCCAGAGCCTGTTATTGAAAAAGCAGAGAGATCTGTTGAAGTAGATACAGCCGCTGAAGTAAAAATTGCTGTTGAAAAAGAGCAAGCTCGTACATCAGCAATTTATGCAGTCTGTCGTCAACATGACGCAGAACATCTCACCGAAAAATTCATTAAAGACAATAGGTCTGTTAGTGATGTAAATGGTGAAATCTTAGACCTAATTTCAAAAAGGTCTGAAGCAAGCAACACTCCTATCAGGCAAACTGACATGAACCCAAGTTCCAACGAAGTTGGTTTAGAAGCAAAAGAGGTAAAGCGTTTCTCTTTCCTTCGTGCAATTAACGCACTAGCGAATCCAACAGACAGAAACGCACAAGAATCTGCTGCTTTTGAACGTGAAGTTTCAGAAGAAGCTTCTAAGCGTTATGACAAGCCTGCTTCTGGAATCTTGGTTCCTAATGAAGTTCTTCAAGGATATTCAAGAGACTTGAATGTTGGCACAGCAACTGCTGGTGGAAACTTAGTTGAGACTGAGCTTCTTGCTGGTTCATTTATAGACGTTCTTAGAAATAGAATGGCTGTAATGCAGGCTGGTGTTACTACTTTGAATGGCCTTTCTGGCAACGTAAGTATTCCCAGACAAACTTCAGCGAGTACCGCATATTGGGTTGGAGAAGGATCTGATGTAACAGAGAGCCAACAGGCTTTCGATCAGGTGAATCTCACACCTAAGACAATTGGTGCTACTACTGACTACACAAGAAAGCTTCTTCTTCAGTCAAGCATCTCTGTTGAGACAATGGTTCGTAATGATATTGCGAAGCAAAT